TCGGGCTATCACTAACCTGCTTTGCAATCCCAACATCAGCCTGGGTTTCTGGGTTAATCACAACCTGCTCTCATGCGATAGCAAGACCGCAGTGTGGGGTGAGTGCACGTCACTCCCTGTTCTCTTCAAGAAAGAGATGCCATTCATGGCTGCCTGATTAGGCAACAGACAGGGTCACATCCCTGTCTATCACTGGGCTATTAGTGAAACGGTTATCACATGTGCCTGTCTCGCACACATTAGCGGTTCGAATCCGCTATAGCTCGTTGACACCTTGTGTGTCACATTGTCCACTTACATACACAAGAACATGATCGCATTGCCTATTGCCACCACTGGTGCTGACTGGTATGACAACCTGACTGAACAGGATCAAGAACTATACGACATGATCGAAGATCGTTGTCCTGAGTTCAGTAAGTACGACGCTGCAAAGTGTCAAGATTTCATGGACGAGTTGAGTGAGTATGGCATCACAACTGCTGAGCAGTTTGAGGATGCCTACTTCTGGCAGTCTGATTCATTTAATCCTGAGGCTGACTTCGTTGAGTACCTAGTCACTGAACTTGATTGTCTTGAACTGCCTCCCTACCTTGTCATTGACTGGCAAGAATCATGGGATAGAAACTATTGCCATGATTTCATCAGCTTCTGTTTCGATGGAGAAGTGTACTTCTTCCATAACAACTTCTGATTCTCTTCTGTAACCCTTCCACTTAAGTAATTAAGTGGTGGGTTTCATAAGGGATTCACTCCCTTTTGTTCACTTGCTTGTATCACATGATCAAGATCCACTACACACAGGAACGTAATGGAGATGTTCTCTATTACGACTGCCCATCTGAGGAGTACAAGGACGCAGTGCGTTGGCTACTCAACAAAGGATATGAAATCGTAGGAGAATCCTGATGACTATTGACACAACACATTCACACAATGTCAGAGCTGTTCGCATGGACATCTTCGACAATGAATTGCTACCACTGTTGAAACTATTCAGCCGTGCTTGTTCTAATAGCGAGATCATGTCACACTTCAGTGATGATGAGGTCGAGCGTCTATCTACATTCATGGATTGCTTACAGGAAACTGCATTACAAAACGGAGTATGATGAAACTTAAGCACCACAAAGTTGAAGAAGGTGTCTACAAGTATGTAGATGATAACACGTATGAGTGGAGACACCATCATTGGAGAGGTTCCTTTGAACCTCACGAATATGACAAGGCTGAAGCTTTACTTAGTAAGCTTAATAGCAGGCCTGGACGAGCATTCACACACTACAGGATAGTAAGTGGATGACTCAAGCACAAGTACGTGAGTTGCAAGTAACAGCCCTGCGTGATTATCACAAGGGGCTATTAACTAAGGAGCAACTCCTTCACATCATCCATCGATTGGATCGTATTAGTTTTGTTTCACCATGACACAAGAGAAGACAGATGATTGGTTAATCAAGAACGCTATAGGTTGTTGGTTACATCATTTCCCTGATCATCAATGGACTGACCGCATGAAGGAGTTAGTTAAGTATGACACATTCATCCCAACGACTAAAGTTCAAGGACGCAGACGTCCGGCGAAAAGAGCGAGGCAAACAAAAGCCTCAACAAAAGAGACAACGGAAGGCAGCACTTCGTAGCCTAACTAACAAGCTGTATTCACAATCACGCACAAGGACGTAACGCATTGCCACTATTAGGACGGACTAAGTATCAAGAGTACGAGGTCACATTGGTTGACGGTGAGGAGCTATGGATTGAATATGTTGTAGCCCCCGACTTAGAACATGCAGCATGGTCTGCATTAGAGTTGTCCAAGAACCGAGATGCACAACTTAAGAACGTAAAGCTTACTGATGACTGGTAAAAAGTATTTTCCAAATAATTGGCAGCGTTACAAGAACGCACCAGATAGTATGTTCCATCAACATACATATGAAGAGATAATGAGTTACAAGATCAATGGATGGGAGCTACATGACAACGTTGCATGCATCATCCGTGAACAAAACACCCGCACTGGAAAGGTTAAAGAACATGTCTATCAACTGCAGAAAGCAGCAACAAAGCGAGTCTCCAAACTCATGGATCAAGAGGACACAGAGTTCACAGTCTGCACACCAGAATCAATCTACTTCGTACATGACGGGGAGGATGACTGGATGGACTACATCGATGAGTAACAAAACAGAACAACGATTGCTGTCTTCCTTGATACAAGAACTCAAAGATCATCCATACAAAACAGAGTTACTCAACTTAATGGACGAACAGATCAATGATCGATAGCCTGTCTTCGAGCATTTTTTGAGGTTATGGGTCGGGTTGCTGTTGTCATGTCTGACAAATGCCACCGAGTGTTAAAGCAGTACGCTGCTTACATGGGTACGACTATGTCTGAGTGTATGTATCAAACGATGCGCAGACATTTGCACACAGTTGCAAAAACAAATGAACAAGTGCGAACTATGCTCGTTTCTCAAGGCATTGAGTTGGATGACGTTTAGTATTTCTACCTATTCGGGGACGTCGCCATCGATTTCCACATCTCGATTGATAGCCAATCCTTTTGGGATTTCTGGCTAAATGGTACTGGTGTATCATTCCACATGGGTAAGTTTCGGTTAGACTTGTGTCGTACACCAAGATCTAACCGTGGATCCACTCAGGCGATCGATCACGAACGACGACATGATCCTCCTCCTTGAGGTCATGCAGAAGTTCAGGGTCATGGACGCTGAGATGCCTGCGCAGTTGCTTGCAACTTTCTTGTACATCGCATCGCATGACGGTTGTCATACAGGTGCATTGCAGGAAGACCTAGAGCTGACTGCTGCTAGCTCATCACGTAACACTGATTGGCTATCTAATCGGCATCGCACCAACCCGGCACGCGGTTTGAACTTGATCACCAAGGAGCTAGACCCATCCAATAGAAGACGACATGTCCTGAAGCTAACAGCACAAGGACGCCTTTTAGTTAAAGAACTATCCACCATTCTCAATGGCTAAACAATTCACCTGGGGTGAAGCCCTGGACTACACACTGCGCACTCGTGATACCTGGCGCAATGGTGGTGGTCGCAAGACCAACATCATTAACGCTGGTCATTTCACAGAAGCTCATGGCCGTAGCTTTCCTGTTGATCGAATCAACTCAGCTCTGATCAATCAGTATGCAGTTGATCTCGAAGATCTAGGTAAAGCTAACGCTACAATCAACCGTTGCATTAGTGCAATCTCAACTGTTCTGAATCACTGCGCTGAAGATGACTTGTGTGATGCACCACGCAAATTCAAACGACGCAAGGAGTCAGAAGGTCGCAACCTTTACTTCACAAAGGAGCAGGTCAACTCAATGGTCACTGCGTCAGTTGAGGTGTTCAGCCGCACTGACTTAGCTGAGATCATTCAAGTCGCTGCCTTTACAGGCATGAGACAAGGCGAGCTGCTCAAGCTCAAAGTCAAGGACGTCGATCTTTCTCTCAACACCGTGCATGTCGGTGGTAGGCCTGGATTCAAAACCAAGGCACGAAACTACCGAGCCGTCCCCATCCACGAAGCCATCGCCAGACCCCTCTATGAGCGGCTGGAGTGTGCTTCACCCAACATTGCTGTGTTTGATGACTGGTCCTCGAAGGATCAGCTCCTGAGAGCCTTTCACAAGGTGCGTCGTTATGTCGGCATTCCTGATGATGGTTACTGCTTTCATACGTTGCGTCACTCTTTCGGGACGTGGCACGCAGCAGCAGGGACGCCGATTCGCACCCTGATGGATTTCATGGGACACAAACGGATCGAGACCACACTGCGTTACGCCAAGCCCACCAGTGAGGCTGCGATCAAGGCCATGGCTGCGATCTAAGCGTGACTAATGAGTGCGCTGTGCTACCTTCTTCGGGTCCATACGGGACATTTCTCAGCGAGTCTCATCGCTGGAATCCACACGCGGATGTGGCGGAATTGGTAGACGCGCTAGTTTCAGGTTCTACCTAAACTAAGTTTCACTTGTGCAAAGGTCGGGGTCCGCGCCTCGACCTTCCTTTCACAATCACGGTTCCACTTGGGTAAGGAACTAAAGCCCACATCTAACGCGGATTCTTATTGGCAACACCAGCACAGATTGATGAGCAAATAAGGCTTGAACGAGAGCAAATACGCCAAGGTCTCAAGCTTTTACATAACAACACAAAGAAATTAGAAGACAAGAGTTATGCAAGTGCTTCTGTTTATGGAGTTGTATCTATTGACCAGTTGCTGCCTCTTGTGGTTGCACGTATTGAAGACACTGCAAACCGGATAAACGAAGGAAAGACCGCCAGATCGTTTGCTCACATCCGTCAATACCTAGCTGATCTAGAGCCTGAAGCAGCCGCAGCTATTGCACTCAAGGTCACCTTTGATCGTATCTTTAGCGTGAAGCCTGGACAGGCAACAATTACTAATGTCACCAGTGCTGTAGGTCAGGCATTGGAAAACGAATGCATGATGCGTCACTACGAACGCAACGTGCCGGGTTTACTCAAAATTATTAAAGACAACTACTTTCACCGTTCGATTGGTACACACCAAAAAGTTAAAGTAATTACTACTTTGATGAATCGTTATGATGTAGACCACTGGAAACCGTGGGGTCAAGTTAATCGGGTCAAACTTGGTTCATGGTTGTTAGACTGTATTTGTGTAGTCAGTGGATTTTTTATGAAGCAGACTACAAACAAAGGGCGTAAAACTCACAAAATCGAACTTGTACCGACGCCTGCATTCATTGAGCGTAAGGATGAAATCATGGCTCAAGCCGAGCTATTTAGCCCGTTAGCTTGGCCGATGCTGATTGAGCCAAATGATTGGACGACTGATGGGAAGCATGGTGGCTACTTGCTCAATGAAGTCATGCGTGGGTATGACATGGTCCGTCGGGGCGATCCGACACTTATACAGGGAGAAAACCCTGTCGCATTTCTGAATCACATTCAGAAGGTTGCCTACACGCTTAACCCATTCATCGTGAACGTCGCAGAAACGTTGACGGAAAAGCAAATACAAGTAGGTAAGTTCATCCCCATTATTGAAATACCTTTTCCACCTAAGCCACCTGACATTGCTGAGAACGCGGTGTCCAGGCAGGATTACAGGCGACGAGCTGCTGAGGTATGTAACATCAACGCACAAGCATTCAAAAAGTCATGTCGAACAAGGATGACCATGAATGCAGTTGAAAGATTCAAAGATGTAGACAAGTTCTTCATTCCTTGGTCATTTGACTATCGAGGTAGGGCTTACCCAATCCCTGCTTTTCTCACACCACAAGACACAGACTTTGGTAAATCATTACTGAAGTTTTATGAGCCGTCATTCATAACACCTGATGCTGAACAATGGCTAGCATTTCAAGTCGCAACAACATACGGGCTAGATAAAGCTACGATGGAAGAGCGTCAGGAATGGGTGCAGAATAATCAAGACTTAATTACACGTATTGCCGAAGACCCGATTACATACAGACCTGAATGGGAAACAGCAGATGAACCATGGTCTTTCCTTGCTGCCTGTGATGAATACTATCATTGTGTCATCAAGTGTGACCGTCATCACACTTCTCTGCCTGTTGCCGTGGATGCTACATGCAGTGGGCTACAAATACTTGCCGGACTGGCAAGAGATGCAAGTACAGCAAAGCTAGTTAATGTCTTGCCAAGTGATAAACCGCAAGATGCTTACAAAGTTATAGCTGAACAAGCAAAACCAAATGTCCCTGTCCACTTACAACAACACATGGACAGGAAGACAACAAAGAGGACAGTGATGACTGTTCCTTATAACGCTAAACCTTTCTCTAATCGTGGTTACATTCGTGAAGCGCTGAAAGAAAAAGGGATTGAAGTTGAAAAGGATGATCTAACTGCTGTTGTCAAGGCTGTCCGTGATGCCATGAACGTTGTTGTTCCTGGTCCTATGCGGGTCATGAAATGGATAGAGCAAGAGGTAAGCAACGCTATTGATCGCGGTCTTGATAAGTTGACTTGGGTTACACCTTCTGGCTTTGTGGTAACACAAAAGCTAATGAAGAAAGACACGAAACGAATTGAGTTGCAACTACTTGGTAGTTGTAAGGTTACTGTTTCCGAAGGTGATACCAAAGAAGTTGACAAGAACCACCACAAGAATGCAACAGCACCAAATCTAATCCACTCATTGGATGCATCATTACTTCACTTATCTGCAATACGCTTCGACGCTCCGATTTCCCTCATACACGACTCGGTTTTATGTCGTGCTACTGACATGTCTGTTCTTTCAACGATTGTTCGTGAGACATACATGCACCTATTTGCGGAGCATGATTACCTGACGGATTGGGCGCAACAAATTGGCGCTGAATCTGAACCACCGATTATTGACTCACTTCAACCTGAGTCAGTGATTGATTCTACTTATTTTTTTTGTTAATGGCACGTACCACCTTTATTACACCAGAAGCTGTTACCCTCGAAGGGTTTCAAGCTATTCTCCAACCAACCAAGTTTGGTTATGCATTGTCTGCCATCTTTGATGAAGACATGGTTAGCAAACTTGAACATGACCGAACTGAATCACTAAAGTGGGCTGAGTCGAAACTCAAGAACCCAAAGCGATCAGTTCTTAAGCCTGAACCTTGGGAAGAAGTCGCTGAAAACAAGTACAAAGCAAAGTTCTCATGGAATGATGAGAACAGACCACCAGTTGTAGATACTGAAGGTACACCAATTACAGATGAGCGTACACCTTTGTACAGTGGTAGTAAGGTGAAACTTGCGTTTTACCAAAAACCTTACATCCTCAAGGACCAAACAACCTATGGCACTTCGTTGAAGCTCGTAGGTATTCAGGTCGTTGTAGCTCATGGATCTGCTGGTGTTGATACTGGTGATCTCGGTGCAAATGATGTTGCGGAAATGTTTGGTAAGACAGATGGATTCAAAGTTAGTGATCCAAATGTGCAGCCAAGTGAAGACACAGATGACTTCTGATGGGGTTTCGATCGGGCTTAGAGAAGAAGGTAGCTGACCTTCTTCTTAATCTCGGTGTCACCTATGAATACGAAAGCACAAAGATACCTTATGTAATTAAGCATAACTACACACCAGATTTTATTCTTCCGAATGGTATCTGGCTTGAATGCAAAGGATATTGGGATGCTGCTGATCGGCGCAAGGTAAAGGCTGTTAAAGAACAGAACCCTGACATTGATTTGCGCATGGTCTTTCAGGCACCGTTTAACACTATCAGTAAAAAATCAAAGACAACATATGCGCAGTATTGCGAAAAGCTAGGGATACCGTGGACCTCATATGTCAACATCCCACTCAAATGGCTCACAGAGTGAGTTCGTAAGACACGAACCCTGTACTGAATGTGGTTCGTCTGATGGCAATAGCTTGTACTCAGACGGCCACACTTTTTGTTTTGTATGTCACACCTGGAAAGGTGGAGACAGCAATGTTCAC